GCCGAACGCGCACCAGTTCGTTTCAGCTGGCAGCAGTGGCGGCTGATCTTTCTGCCATCGGGGGCGAACCATTCCAGTCGGCAAACCGGAAACGTTGCGTACCCACTGGCTTAACAGCCTGTCGAGCGCCTCGTCATAATCCGGGTCGCCGCTGACAGGTGTAAGCCATCCCGGCTCCGTACTGGAATTATTGCTCAACGGGAAATCCTCCATCGAACGGCAGCAGCTCGCAATGCGCCTGTACAAAGCCGGCGCCATATGCGGTGTACGGGTCGACGAATGTCACACGATAATCACGGTTCTGATACGTCACGATATCGGCATCACGGCCAGTCTGCCCCTGCGTGAGTCGCTCAGTCGTCACGATAAGGATTGCTCCACTGATAACCTGCCCGGACTGCATGCGGCGGTTTTCCAGTGAACGGTCAACGGTAACAACTCCGGCAAACTGCGTTTTAACTTCGCTGTCGCTACCAATCCCGTCTTCGTCCACTGTCTGTACCCGACGCGTTACCCAAAGGTTGAAGTCACAAAAATCTGGGTCGAAAAGAACATCGGTTACATCAAGAGTCGGCATCTTTATCCCTCACTACATGGGTTATTGAGGCGAGATATTTGCCAGTATCGTAAAGAGGCTTAGCCAAAGTGGTGCCCGGAGATTCACCAGCAGCACGCCGCGCAAGTTCCGCTTTAGCACCTTTACGCCCACGGCGCGCACGCGCTTCAACGGTGCTATCTGCAAGCGGAGTAAAATTGGCAGCTTTGATGTAATTTTTCACCCCTCTTGCAGCCACTGTACCTGCGCGGTTGAGTGCTCTTTCCACTCCCGCCGCATTACCATCAAGCGCAGCCTGTGCCGCAGCTTTAAGCTGTGGCATCGTCTGGTCTTCAACTGATTTAACGCCGGGTACAAGATGCGGACGTGGTGGGATGTTTTGTGCAGGTGAACCGTATTCGTTGATATACCCAATCCCGGCATTACCGAACGACACATCATCCCGATCGCTGTCTTCCGCAGGGATACCGACCAGCACATCCTTTTTGATTAGCGACTTTAGCGCATCCAGTATTGCCTGAGCGTTATCAACCCTCGTTGTTACACCGCTTTTGAAACTCATAGCTGGCGTCCCCCTGCACCGAACATCGTGATCAGCTGATAAAATTCAGCGCCATACCGGGTGTTATTCCAGAAGCCTGCGTCAGGGTTTAGCGTCGCGCTGGTGTCATAGCTGACGCTTACCTTGTCAACGGACTTGGAGGACTGAACACCATTGGTTGAACCGCCCGGACCGCCAACCAGCATCGCCCGGCTATCTGCCGCCCAGAGCGTCATATAGTGCGCAACGAACAACTCGGCAAAGTACGGAAACAACTTTTTGCCGGTGACGTTTTCGCTCAGTAGTTCATCGGCCAGATTTAGACGGAACTCGATTTGGACGTCGGGATATTTTGCCGGGTCAGCAAACTGCGGGAAGTCGCGGCGAAAATCACTTACTGTTGGCAGGCTTTGATTCTTTGGCATCTTTCGCCCCATTACCGCCAGTCCGGGCGGAAGTAATCTGCGCCTGCAGGCTGTCGTTCTGCTCCTGCAGCTTGAGCAGAGCGTCTTTCAGATCGGCAATCAGTTTATCTTTATCGGCAATCTGCGCCTGAAGGCTGTCAATAACGGGTTGCTGGTCATCAGTTTCATTCGATCCCCTTTCGGAAAGCTCAGCGTGCGCCCGGGTAAACCAGTGCGACGCGACCTCTTCTGGTACGTTATGCCGTCCCCGGCCAAACTCCTGTTTTGACTGATCGCCGAGCGTCAGCGTAAACGGGGTGTGAACATGGATGGTAACCAGCTTTTCTTTCGCCATTTTTAGTTTCCTTCTGGCCCCTTTCGGGGCCATTCTGGTTATCAGATACCGTCCACGTAGGACAGGGTTTCTTTGTACACTGGCTCAACCGCACCGAGCTTGCCGTAGTAGGTCGCAATCTGGTACAGACCACGATACTGAACAGGAACGCTTTGCAGCGGAACCAGTGGATAGCGGACGTATTTCTTATCGTTGGTGTAGGCGACCATACGGTCTTTACCGCCAACCCCGCGCCCTTTCAGCCATTTGACCGCTTTGATTTCCAGCGGAACGCCGTTCTGGTGGAAAGCGATAGTGTTCACAGCCAGATAGGTCAGCAGTGACTGGTTACCCGCTTCGGAAACCTTACGGCTCGCCAGCAGTGAATACTGCTCTGGCGGAATCCGCAGATCAGAAGGCACGACGGAATAACCGGATGCTGCCCAGGCATTCGACAAAATGCTGTTTACGCTGTCGAGGATCTCATCGTTGGTGGAGTTAGCCCAGGTCTTCGTCGCGTTGTTCAGCGTCACACCAACGAGATTCGTCAGACCTTTCAAACCAAGCGCTTCGTCTCCGACGTAAACCTGTTCGTCGTTATCCATCTGCCATTTAAGCTGCATCCCGTCGTACTTCTGAGTGTCGATCGGACGGCCTACCTGCTGCGCCGCAGCCAGCTCAACAACAGTCCATCCCAGCTCCATCCCCCAAAGGTTCAGCGGATTGCCGTCTTTACTGATATCAACATTAACGCCAGCAATGGCAGTTGAATCTTTGCCTACCCAGTTTTTACCATTCGGATTAGCGCCAGAACCCGCCACGCCAAAACTGGTATTCGTCCAGCTGGAAATGTCATCTGCGATAGAGACGTCTTCGCGCAACTGGATATCACGTGTCCAGGTATAACCCACCAGTGGCAGATTCAGCCCCTGGTCGAGTCGCTCCAGCTCCCCGATGAGAAAGGCACCGGAGCTATCAACGGTTGCCTGATCAAAAGTAATCATTCGTCTGTTCCTTAAATCTTCAAGGAGATTTCTGCGTTGCCGTTAGCGTCACCGGCCCCCGTAAAAAAAGCATCAGGTAACGCGGCTGTTTTGCCTGTCACCTCTGCCGCCGTGATCCCGCCAAGTGGAACCGGGATGGAAGCATCGGCTGATACCACGATGTACACCACGCCCCCTTTTTTAACGGACGAAGCATCAGCACCCACGTTTACCGTCATGTACCCACGCTTCATGGCGTCGCCCGGGAAATTCTTATCAGTACCCACCTGGCGAACCATGTCTGGTTGCGATGTGGTCGGATACGGACGAACGTAGATACCCTTCACCTTGTCGACGGTGTCACCCTCCGCCAGCGGCACGAAAAAGCCGTCAGCGTCGTATTTGCCAGCCAGACCATACGCTGCGAAGGCGTTATCGGATTTAAGGATCACCGGTTCGACGGTTAAGTCCTGCGGGCGAGAGATAGCCCCGGCAATGCCAACAGGCATCCGGTACAGATATGCAGTCATTGGATTATCCTTTGCGGTTAGACCAGAAGTCGGCGTTTTGTTTGTTCAGGGAAGCGATGCTGGTCATGCCCATGCCTGGACGTTGTGCATCGCCCGTGGTGCTGCGGGTGTTTCTCCCTTTTGCAATCTCAGATACGGCGTTAAACGCCATATCAACCGATTGTTTAGGTAATTTGCGGATATCAGCGTCACCGACAACCTGGCGAACCAGTGTTTTGTCTGCTGCCGCCAGCACATCACGTTTAAATGCGGTCGGTTTCACCTTACGGCTCAGATCGATACCCGGGATAATGACTTCAGCGCGATAGGCAGAATCACCAGTAATCGTGGTTTCCTCTTCGTTGTCCTCGCCGTCGCCGGTCGGGTCTTTCTTATCTTTATCATCAGGGGTGTCAGCATTATCGCCCGTTGCCGTTCCTTCCAGCTTAGCCAGCAGGGCCTTGAGCAGGGTTTTGATATCGTCCTCGCCGTCGCCGGTCACATCTCCGCCCATCTCCGGCTTTTTGTCCGGCAATGGCTGTTGCGGTGAAAGGTTAATGTTGAGATTAACGCCGCCAGGCAGATCACCTTCATCACCCGTTACAGCCGCTGGCGCTGAGTCCAGTAGTTCGTTCATGGTGTCCGAGTCACCTGTTTTGATGGCCGTGCGCATGCGGGTCCACCAGCTTTTCTTTTGATTTGCCATTGTGTCTCTGTCTCCAATTGCACAACGATTTCCGGCTCTGCCTTTGGGGACAAGAGCCACATGGTTTCCGGTAATATCGACCTGCTCGGCCTTACCCGGTTCGGTCTGGTCATATTCGGCGTCATAGCCGCAAGAAACTTGCCGTAGACCGTCTTCAACCAGCTGGATGGCGTACTCATCTTTG